CTTATTTCTTGCCTTTTTTTTTGTTTCCAGCAATAGCCTCAGACATATCCTGAATGATAGCAGGATTTTCATCAACCATATCTACGAATGCATCAAAGTCAATATTCTCAAACTCTGCCTTGTTGCAAGCTTTCAAGGTGCAATAGAGCATCGTGAGTACGTCCATAATCTTGCCAGCATCCATTGAGCCGATTGACTTGCCAGTCATTTCCTCGAAAAGCATAACGCTTCGCATTGTTTGCTTTACTTTGTATTCTTTGCCACCAATGGTGACAGTGTTAGTAGTTGTAGCCATCTCTATTTGTTTTAAAAATTAATACTTTATTTGTTACGCTTTGGTGAGAGCTCCAGTACCTTGGAACGATACAGAGAACGTTGCTTCACCGTCAGTAGAACCTGAAATGTTCAACGAAGTGATAACTGCCTTACCAGTGTAAGCTGCGCCCTTTTCAAACGAAGCGGCGAGGTTGTCACCAGTACCAGATGCGTAAGTTACAGAGCCAAACTTGACAGTAACCTCTGGGTTTTCAGCAACGATTGCCGAGAATGCTGTTCCAAAGTTGTCCATTGTGCCTACCAAGTGGTCGGTCGAGCAAGTCCAGCTCTTTTTGGCTGATGTAAAATTCTTCCAGCTACCCTCACCTGCTGTATTCATCTGTTTGTAAGTAGTAGAGGATGTTTCTTCCGTATCTACTGTAATGTCAAGAGTTGCGCTCGTAGCATAACCCCAAACTGTATCGCCCACCGCGATGAGCAAGTTACGTCCTTCTAAAAGACTCATAATCAATAAATTATTAAATTGTTATTATACTTTATATGTTATTGTAAATTCTTGGATAAAAAAACCCTCATCAAATCGTTCAGACCAATCATCGAATCTGACGTTAGGATGCTTCTTATATTCGTTATAATACTCACTCGCAAGCTCGTAAGACTGCGAGTATTTATCTGATGCAAAGACGAGGGTGTATGTGTACTCCTCTCTTGCTACTCCAAAATTACTGTAAGTGAACGAAGCATTAGTACGAGTGTACACAGCAAACGGACTCTTAGCTTCGACTGGCGCAACAAGAGGGTAAATCTTAAACTTATTCCCTGCCCATGCTTTTATTTCTGAATAGAAACTCATATATAAAAAGCTATTTGTTTTTGTTATATGCTTGTTTAATAGAACCAGCTACATACACCTGCATATTGTTCATTATCACATTCTCTGTGGCGTCAACAGACTTAGCGAACAAACCCATAGGTTCTATCTTACCAGTGTAGCGAGGCTTTTTGAGTTTAGTTCCCTTTGCCTTGCTCTTCACTTTCTGCCAACGACCGCCTTTGTAAGTTCCTAACTCATATATAGTGAGCAAATACTTCTTATTGGCTTTCTTCTGCTTGGCTTTGATGGATGCGACGACTCCTAATGGATTCTTCTTGTCGTTATATATAAACACCCCTCCAAGCTCCTTGGTAGTCTTGAAAGACTGTTTAAGGAGGCTCTTATATTGCGTTTGTAGCGGTTTTGCTGCTTTCCTGACACCTTTTCTAATAGCTGTCTTAGTTTGTCTATTAGAGAGCGAATTTAGGAGGTTTAGAGTACCGTCAATATCTATGTCTGTGTCAACTTTCATAGGCTTCGAGTTGCATTATCATCCATTGACCGTCAGGAATCGTTGAAGTCACTCTGTACATTCTCTTCGTTCGTAAATCCTCAACCAAATCATCGCCACTAATCTTATCCATGTAGTAGATGCGACAAGTAGCTTCAATGCTGTTTCTGTTCAGTCGCTTTATATCGGATGTTTCTGATTCCAACGAATAAGTGAGATGCGCCTTTAAGTCGAAATGCTCGTAGCCGACAATATATCTAACACGTTTCTTCTTCGTAAAGCTCCATTCAGACTTGATGATTGGTTCTTGTTGGTCACAAGCTCCATACTTATCCTGCTTATCGCTTATCTTATACACCCTAAGAAAACTTCTCAAATCTCCTGCTTTCATACATCAATATTTTACATATGGTGACAAGAGATAGTCATAAGACTTTGGAAGTTCATAGAGCTTTGTCTCTGAAACACTCTCTCTGTTTGTATAGAGGTTTGCAACCATGAGTCTTATCGCATGAAGCATAGGTGGCGGTAAAGTCGAGAAGTCCATACCCTCCACATCGCCCTTATCCCAATTGACGTGATTCAGCACCGAAAGTGTACTGATTTGAATTAGACTACGGATATAGCTATCGTCCTCAACAAAATCACTCGGTAATTGGAGGTGCTCTTTACAATCTGAGATGATGTTCTTCCAAGGGTAAAATTGTTCAAGTATCTCTTCCATTCTCTTTATTATTTATTAATCGGCATCTGCGTACGCCCAGCAATAACCACCAGCTGATTTACACTTTCCCCTGCAACACTTTGTAATGCTTGATTGATTTATCCCAAGCTCGCGCTGAACATCCGACATTGACTCCCATCTGCGGATGAAATTCATCTGCTTGTCGTATTGGTTTATAGCTTTTGAACGATTATGCTCTGCCCCAAATTTGCCAAGCATCGAACGAGGATTCTTTTCCCCTAACAAAGATTCGCTTATCTTCTTCTTTGTTTCCCCTGATAGATGCTTACCAAGCCAAGGACGAGAGCTATTATCACTCATCTTCTTCTTTGCCTTTTCGGAGTGCTTAACTCCAAACATCCCTGCTCCGCCAAGGCTTATATTGTAGCCGTAGCGAGGGTCGGCAGATTTATACATATTGATATAAAATCTTTCACATATATCAAGGGCTGATTTTGGGCAAGTGCAGAGAATCTCGTGAGTCCATACTGACGGATGAAATTCTTTCATTGCTTCAAGCATCGTCGCTCGATAACCACGACCTGCAAGAAACTCTCCTTTTCTTCTTTCTAAATTCGTAGAAGCTCCTACATAAACCTTGTTAGTCACTGTGTTACGAAGTAGATAGATACCGATGTTATTATTCATACTGTTCTGTATTAAAGGGGTGAATACTTAGTTTTACAATTGCAAAAGTAAACGATTAATACTAATCACCAAGTACCCACCCAGTCTTTAACACATTTTATATATAGAGATGGTATTACTTAGATGCGGCTACCGTCTTAGCAATGAACGATTCTGTACGGCGAGGCTTGCAATCGAAATAAGCAGAAACTACAAGACGAACCGCACCGTTAACTGCCTGAGTTACTGAGTCTACGACAATGTCCGTTGCTCCCCAGACACCAATAACATAGTCGTCCATCTTGCCGAAGAGCATGCCCTTAGCGTTAGTAGTCGAGTAAACTGGATAGCCATTCACCTCGTTATCTTCGAGCAGGAATCTACCCGAGCCAGCGTCGATTGCAGTCGTTTTCAGCTTAGCCTTGATAGCTGGGCTAACGATGAAGCACTTGTCGCCATTGACGTTAGCTTCTTCAAGAGCTTGTTCCAGACCAACAATATTGGCGTGATTTACTGCTGTCATAGACGTTGCATTAGCGAACAAACCAGCAGGGGTGTAGGCGTCACCAGCACCGTTACCCAAAATTGTTTCCTCCAATTTCTGAGCAATTGCGTTGACAATATCGCGACGGAGCATTTCCTCAGCCTGAACCGAGTCTTGAATAAGGAATAATTTTGATACGTCTACATACGTTGTGAGTCGCTTAGGAGCAAACTTGATGCTCTTGAACGTACCTGCGCCATCTTTTGCTGCGCCAAGTTCCGTTTCCCAGCCCGCTTGGGTCCCAGTATAGGCAGGAATTGCAAAATCTCCAGTAAGGCCAGTGAGGATTGTTGCACCCGCTTTCGCCATTACGAGGTTAGCGCGGAGAGGCTCGAGGATATTGAGGAGGTCGGTCTGAACTGTTTCCTTACCGAGGGTATCGGCACCTGCCTGCAATACGCTGCGCTCTTCTGCAAACGGCAACTGAATCTGACCGCTGTAAGAGTGACCTGCGCGGCGGAATGATTCACGACCCTGATTAATTACTTCCAACGAACGTTCATCGAGCTGACGACCGTTAGCAATATCTGCAATGGCTTTAAGCAATGAAAATTTCTGTTCCATCTTTCTTTCTTCTTTATTAATTACGTTATTATCTACTTTATTATCCTGAGCCTTTCTAAGCTCTTCAATCTTGTTTTCGCAGTAGTCTCTAATTTCAGAAGGGAGGCTGCGATTCTCTACCACTTCTTTCAATTCTTCTTCATTAGCATTTCTATATTCCTCTTTGAGATGTTCACAGAGGCTTCTCTTAGCTAATGATACATAGGTGTCACTATATGCTCCGTCTGCTACAATGGAGAAGTCATAGAGCCGTTCAATAGCAAGCACGGTGCGTTTATACGTACCATCACTTCTCTTGTCCCATGAGTCTTTCGCCACGGTGAATGCAAACGAGCTTTCGTTATAATCTCCTCTGCTAAGTCCCTCTACTACTTCATCACCAAGGGCTGTATTCGGAGCATCAAATTCATAAATGACACCACGCTCATCAATAGAAACAGACAAGCTGCCATTTCCTTTATTTCTGCGAGCCAAGATGCCTCTATCGCGGTTGTGGTCGAGGTACACCTTAATATCCGAAGAGTCAACGAGGGCCATGTCAAGTGCAGTAGGGCTAATCTCCTCCACAAAGCCGCCCAAGTCACGACTCTCATGGTTGAACAAAATCCCATAGCCGCGAACAAGACGACTCTTCTCAGCCTTAGAGCGTTTCTGAGGCTCTTGTGTGTCAGGAGTAGGTTCAGCTATCGGCTCGGTGCTTTGAACGCCCTGAGCGTCATTCTGAGGCTCCTGATTGTCCTGATTGTCCTGATTCATTATTATTATTATTATTGTTATTTACTATCGCTTCAAGTGAATACAAGTTAGATTGCAACATTGTTGTATCTCCGTATTCAATTGGAGTGAGGTTCAAATCCTTTCTAATTTCATTGATAGTCATTGCTCCCATGTTAATCATCTGGCTGTAATAGCTTGCTACGGCAGCTCGGTCGGCTTTCAACACTCGACTAACATCAAATCTAATATCAACGTTTTCATCTGGGAACAACTTAGCTTCAAACTCCTGCTCAATCTTTTCCAACAGCGGCGACAAGGTGTCTGTAAGGAAGCCAAGCTGTGTCGCTTCAATGGTGCTGTAAGAGGACTTGGACAAGTCAAAGAGCTTAACTGGGCTAATGCCAAACCAACGACAAATGTCAATGACGTTGAACTGACGTGTTTCCAAGAGCTGTGCATCTGACGGACTCACCGTAATAGGTTGGAACTCCATATTACCATCAATAACAGCAACACCATTCGGATTACCGCTCTGTGGAGAGAATGCCAATTGCCATGCCTCTTTGATTTTCTGCTTCTGCTCTTTGGTGGTACGGTCAAGAATTTTGAGAATACCTGCGAGGTTAGCTCCACCCTTAAAGAAGCCTCCTGCATGAGCCTCTGAATCCGTTGCAATGGCCAAGCTGTTACGAGCATGAGTGAGAGTGCTAACACCCATTATACCGTCATAAGAGAAGTTCTTAATATGTATCATATCCTCCTGCTTAATACGCTTTGGAAAGCTGAGCCTTGTCGTTGAATAGACAACCATATCATTCTGCTCATCATATGTCACCTGAACTGCATCTGATGGAATCCAACGCAATGCCTTAACGTTTCCGCTCTTATATCTCTCAATGAAAACAAATGCATTACCAGTGAGGTAGATTGAACTTACTATCTGTTTGAATTGTGAGAAACGAGTATGTCGTTTATTGGGCATTTTGTTAAGTAGCTTAGTGATAGGCTCATTAGACATTTTATGAGCAAATCCGTTACTATCAACACGATATGGTTCAAACGGCAATTGCGCTACTGCATCCGAAATGGTTTCTACCGCTCTATACACAGCAGACAACAACATTGCTGATTTACCACTATATCCTGAATAACTGTTAAATCCTACGAAATCGGCAAATCCACGTTCTTCTACCTGCTTGTTGCCGAACATTCTTGTAAAAATATTTCCTTTTCCCATTTTATATTACATCAATCTCATTACTATATCTTTCTTTTGTTAAATAACCACCCAGAGCACTAAGCATGGCAATTACACCGTCAATCTTATCAACGTCGTTATATTTTACTGGCTTAGCATTTCCATTGTGGTCTGTTTTAATGCTCACATTGCGGAAACAGAACATTGTCGCGTCATTTCTGTCTATCACTACGTTTCCTTGCAACATGAGTCTTTCAAATTCTTTGGTTGGTCTATTGAAGTTGCTTATCGCCTGACTATAAGGAACCATTGGAAGTCCAAGCTCTGTGGCTGAAATAGCAA